TCTAAGAAGTCTGTTAATGAAACAGGCAGTTGTAACTAACAAGTGAGGTTTTTATGAAGGGTGAGTGGTGTTATTTTAAATCATATCTAAGTCCACAATTTTGTCAAAATTTAATCAATGATGCTCTTCAAATCCAAGAACAAAAAGGTGCAATCGGTCAAGGCACAGAGTCACAAATTGGCGTTGATGAATCTTATCGAAGAAGTATTGTGAGATTCATCAATAAAGGCGAGCATAATGGGCGTTATGATTACATCTTTGATTTTTTGTGGAAAACAGGACTGCTGGCAAATGATGATTTCTTCCACTTTAACATTACTAGATTGAATTTCGTACAATTTACTGAGTATAAAGACACCTATAAAGGTGAATATAAGGAACACCACGATGTGTTTTGGACAGCAGATCCTGTTTATCATAGAAAGATGTCGGCTGTTGTACAATTGAGCGATCCAAACACGTATGAGGGTGGGAATTTCGAAATTGTAGAAGGTTGCGCGAAACCACCAGTAGAAGATGTAAGAGCGCAGGGAACAATTTTATACATGCCTTCGATGTTTCGTCATCAAGTAACACCAGTAACAAAAGGGACTCGATATAGTCTTGTAGCATGGTTTGAAGGCAAGCATTGGACATAACTAAATAATAAGACGTCCAGGAGATTTAACTAAATGGCATCACCAGCATCTCGATCCGAACTTAAAGATTATTGCCTTCGAAAACTTGGTTTTCCAGTTATCGACATTAACGTCGATGATGATCAGCTTGAAGATCGAATCGACGATGCATTGCAAAAGTTCAAAGACTATCACTATGATGGCACAGAAGAAATTTATCTTGCACATCAAGTGACTGCAGGCGATATCTCAAACACCTATGTTACTCTCTCAGATAACATTAATGGAATCACTCGAGTCCTTCCTGTGAGTGCAGGATCGTTAAGTTCAACAAACTCACAAGGATTCAACATTTTTGATATTAACTATCAAATTCGCTTAAATGATTTCTATAATCTATTGTCAAGTTCATACACTTACTATGTGATTGCTCGTGAACATCTTTCGATGCTTGACCTCATTGTAACTGGTGAAGTGCCATTCTCTTACAATAAGAAAGTAAATCAGGTCAAGATCTTTATGGATTGGACAGGTCGCGTAAGTGCAGGAGACTATATTGTTTTCCAAGCATCAAGAATTGTCGATCCAGATACTTACTCAAAAGTTTTCAATGACTCATTCCTAAAAACATACACAACTGCATTGTTTAAGATGCAGTGGGGTAATAATCTATCAAAATATACAAACTATACTCTTCCAGGTGGTTTGGTCGTCAATGGTGAGAAGATCTATAATGATGCTGTCGCTGAAGTTGAATTATTGCACACAAAACTTAGAGAAGAATACGAATTGCCACCACAAATGTTAGTGGGGTGATAAATGGGCACTTCAGTCTATTTCAATAATCAAAACGCATCTCGTGAACAAATCCTCATTGAGGATATGGTTATCGAATCAATTCGAAATCATGGCATCGAGAGATTCTAGATCATCTTTTGATGAATTATTTGGTGATGATCCAGTTAAGTCATACACTAGTGCATATAAAATGGAAATGTACCTTGAGTCATTTCAAGACTTCGAAGGCAATCAAGAGTTTTTCTCAAAGTTTGGTCTTGAGATTCAAAAGTCAGCACGCATTGCAGTTGCGCGAAGAACATTTGAAAGATATATTCCAACGGCACTACGCAACACTCCAAAGGAAGGAGATTTAATTTTTCTTCCAGTTCAAAATAAACTTCTAGAAATTAGACGTGTTGAAGAAGAAAAGAATTTCTTCCAAGCAGGTAAAATTGCGCCATATATGTTTGGACTAAACATTGAGACATTTAAGTATAGTGGCGAATACTTTGACACAGGATTTGCAGAAATTGATATCATTGCAGATAATAATGCATACAATATTGAGTTTACAATGACTGCAGGTGGCAGCGGAACATTTGATTTAAATGAAGTTGTCTATCAAGGTGCATCTGTTGCCGCAGCAACAGCAAGAGGATATGTTGTCTCTTGGGACAAACCTACACGATTGCTTAAAATTAGAAATATTAAAGGTGAGTTTGCTGCTGGCACAATTGCAAAAGGCGCAAGCTCTGGAGCGCAGTGGACGGTCACTAGTGGTGACATTCAAGAAGATTCTAGCAACACATATGATGACAATGTTCGCATTGAAACAGAAGCAGATAATATTCTTGACTTCTCTGAGACAAATCCATTCGGTGAAGTCTAATGCTATCAAACATACACTTCTATCACAGAATTATTCGCAAACTTGTTGTTGGGTTCGGAACTCTATTCAATAACATACAGTTGAGAAAATACAATAAAGCTGGAACAGTAGAGATTGAAAGAATCGTCGTTCCGCTTTCTTATGCTTCTAAAGAAAAATTTTATGCTCGTCTAGCACAAGACCCTACTCTTGCAAAAGAAACACAACTCAATCTACCTAGAATGTCTTTTGATTTGACATCAATTGACTACGACCCAATTCGAAAACAAAGTCCATACAATTTGCAGTTTGCTCCTGGCGACGATGGTAATACAATTCGCACAGTACAAATCACACCATATAATTTTACATTTACGTTGTACATATATGTGCGAAATACAGAAGATGGAACTCAAATCATTGAACAAATTTTACCATACTTTAAACCAGACTACACAGTAAAGATGGATCTTGTTGGTTTACCAACACTTAAAACAGATGTGCCAATTATTCTAGAGTCTATTAACTATGATGTTAATTCTACTGGACCGTCTGAAGAATTAAGAACACTCGTTTGGACATTAACTTTTACAATGAAAGCGTGGATGTATGGTCCAATCACATCAAATGCTAAAATTATCCGCGAATCAACTGCTAATACATTTGACAGTTCTTATTATGGTACAAATGAGAGAAAAATGGCGAGTTAGTCTATGATGGCAGAAGCGAAATTAGCGCAAATGCCACAGCATTCGTAAAAAACTGGAACAATACTTCCAATCAAATCGTTGTGACAGATGTCAGCGGTGTATTTGCAGTCAATTCATATATGCGTGGAGCTGTCTCAAATACATCATATCGTATCTCGTCATTCGACGTCAGCGACAACCAAATTATGAATTTAAGTGTTTCGCCTGATCCAAGCAGTGCAAATATTAATACAGCATTTGGATTTGACGAAACAATTGAATATTATCCGAATATTACATGAGCGAAACAGATAAAAATCTAGCAGAAATTTTAAACACTGATTATGTTCCTGTGGTAAGAGAGGAAAATAAAAGTGTTACTATTCATGAGCCAGACAGATCAGCTGATAATCCTGACGCTGACTATTCTCGTGCTAATTATTACAACCTTATCGAAAAGGGTAATGAGGCTTTGGATGGCATTCTTGAAGTGGCGAAAGAATCACAGCACCCAAGAGCATATGAAGTAGCAGCAAACATGATCAAGAATCTCTCTGATGTCACAGAGAAATTGATGATCCTTCAGAAACAACAACAAGAATTAAAACCCAAAGAACCAGCAGCACCAACCAATATAACTGTTGACAAAGCAGTGTTCGTTGGTTCAACTGCAGATCTTTTAAAAAAGTTAAAGAATGAATCTGCCGAATAAATTGAAACATTATCTTGGGAATCCCAAGTTAAAACGAATCAACATGGTTCTTCAACTGACTGAAGAACAAGTGCGCGAATATGTTAAGTGCGCAGAAAACCCAATTTACTTTATTGAGAATTATGTCAAGATCATTACACTTGACAAAGGCTTTGTTCAAATCAGTTTATATCCATTTCAACGACAAGCAGTGAGTGATATTAACGACAATCGTCGTGTGATCGTAAAAGCAGGTCGTCAGGTCGGTAAAACCACGATGGTCGTTGGATATATTTTATGGTACATTCTGTTCAATCAAGATAAGTTTGTTGCGATTCTTGCTAACAAAGCACCAACAGCGCGTGAAATTCTAAACAGAATTAAGATTGCATATGAAGCATTGCCTCTATGGTTGCAGCAAGGCGTTCGTACTTGGAACAAAGGTGATATTGAATTAGAAAACAACTGTCGTGTGATGGCTACGTCAACTGCATCAAGCGCGATTCGTGGTTACTCTATCTCGCTACTATATCTCGATGAGTTTGCATTCGTTCCAAGTAATATCGCTGACGAATTCTTCACTTCCGTATACCCAACAATTTCTTCTGGTACACAGTCTAAGATTTTAATTTCTTCCACACCAAATGGAATGAATCACTATTACAAAATGTGGACCGAGGCAGTTGAAGGATTAAATGGATTTAAACAAATTGAAGCCAACTGGCGTCAGGTTCCAGGTCGCGATCAAAAGTGGGCAGATGAACAACGCCGTGTTCTTGGCGAAGAAAAGTTCTTGCAGGAAATGGAATGCGAGTTTATGGGTTCAGCTGGAACTCTGTTGTCAGCTGCAGCTCTCAAGTCTCTCGCATTCGTAAAACCATTACATTTAAGTGAGAACGGAATTAAGATCTACGAGCAGCCGATTGCAAATAGAAATTATGCGATTTCAGTAGACGTTTCTCGAGGAAAGGGTCTAGACTATTCCGCATTTGTTGTCGTTGATGTGAACTCTGTGCCATATAAAGTTGTGGCTACCTATAAAGATAATAATATTAGTCCATTAGTCTATCCATCAATCATAAAAAGAATTGGCGATTATTACAACTCTGCATATGTTTTGGTTGAAATTAACGATAATGGTCAGCAGGTTGTAGACTCTTTATTCGAAGATTATGAGTATGAGAATATCCTCTCCACGGTTGATCTAAAAGGTAAGATTGCATTAACTTGGGGATATGGAAATAAATCTCAAAGGGGTATTCGAACCACGAAATCTGTCAAACGACTTGGTTGCTCAATCATGAAAAATTTGATTGAAAGTCAAAAGATTATTATTCAAGACTTTGATACAATCGCAGAACTCTCAACTTTTATTGCAAGGGGTGGTAGTTTTGAGGCTGAAGAAGGAAGTCATGATGACCTTGTAATGTGTCTCGTATTGTTTTCATGGATGACGAATCAATCATTTTTTGCAGATCTGAGCAATACAAATATCCGCGAAAAATTATATCAAGAACAAATGAGACAAATTGAAGAAGAGGCTTTGCCAACTCCACTTGCAGGTCATGTAGATGTTGACGTCGGAGAGCAGAGATTTGTAGAAGGTGGGGCAGTTTGGACATTTGTTGAGCGTTAAAAACCCCGTTTTACTAAATAAACCGTAGAATTTCTATCTCTCCAAAACAGGAGTAAAACAATGGCATTTTTAGTTTCTCCAGGAGTCAACACTTCTGAAATTGATCTTACAACATCTGTACCTGCGGTCGGCACGTCTGCTGGCGCAACAGTTGGAACATTTCGTTGGGGTCCAGCAAACCTTCCAACTCTAGTTTCAAGCGAAACTCAACTCGCTGAAAAGTTTTTTGCACCAGATACAACGACTGCAACATCCTTTTTATCTGCTGCAAACTTTCTAAGTTACGGTAATAACCTTCGCGTTGTTCGTGTTCTAAACGACAATGCAAACAATGCAGTTTCTACTGCCAGCGTAAACGTTGCAGTCGGAAACGACGACTCTTATTACGCTACAAGATACAGCACCGCGAATGCATCAGTCGCATTTGCTGCTCGTTATCCTGGTGTCATCGGAAATTCTCTAAAGATTTCTGTTTGCGATACCACAGGGCAATTCAACAGTTGGGCATACAAGTCTTTATTTGATGCCGCACCAAATACATCAAACTATGCATTCGCTGTAACAGGTCAGCGTAAAGCAAATGATGAAATGCATGTCGTTGTTGTAGACGAAGATGGCTTGTTTACTGGTGTTGCAAATACTCCGCTTGAGCGTTTTGCAAATCTATCAAAAGCATCAGACGCAAAAGACGATTCTGGTGCAAGCATTTTCTACAAAGAAGTTCTATATCGCAATTCTCGATACATCCACTGGCTAGGTCATCCTCGTGCTTCTGACGCAACGACAGATGGAAATACTTGGGGTGTAACAATTGCAACTGCAAATGCTCGTCCAGGTAATGCATTCTATTCACACGCAAATACCACAAACACCACGTTCTCTCTAACGAATGGTGCAGATGGATCAGCTGCTGTTGGAAACTTTACTGGTGCTCTTGATCTGCTCAAGAACGCAGACCTCTATGACATCTCACTAATGTTTGCAGGAGACTGCGGTGAATCTGCAGGATTGAGCGATAGCGATCAGCGTGTTGTTGCTAACAAATATCTTTCTGTTGCAAGCACACGTAAGGATTGCATCTCTTTCGTTTCACCAGCAAATGCAAACGTAATTGGTACTAATGCTTCTGCAGATGCGATTGTAAACTATCGCAATCTACTAACAGATGCATCTTCTTACGGTGTCATGGACTCTGGTTGGAAGTATCAGTATGACAAATACAATGACGTCTATCGTTGGGTTCCGCTCAATGCTGACGTCGCTGGTCTATGTGTCCGCACAGATCAACAACGCGATCCATGGTTCTCGCCAGCTGGTCTAAATCGTGGTCAGATCCGCAACGTTGTTAAACTAGCATTTAATCCAACTGCTGCTGATCGTGATACACTCTATGCTAAAGACGTTAATCCTGTGGTTTCATTCCCAGGTGAAGGCGTTGTCCTCTTTGGTGACAAGACAATGCAAGGTCGTCCAAGTGCATTTGACCGTATCAATGTTCGCCGCTTGTTTATCGTTCTTGAAAAGGCAATCTCTCGCGCTGCACGTTCTAGCCTCTTTGAATTCAACGATGAATTTACAAGAGCACAGTTCGTGGCACTTGTTGAGCCATTCTTGAGAGATGTACAAGGTCGTCGTGGTATCTACGATTTCCGCTGTGTTTGTGACGAAACAAACAATACACCAGCAGTGATTGACCGCAACGAATTCATCGGTGACATCTATATCAAGCCAGCAAGAAGCGTAAACTTCATTCAGTTGAACTTCGTCGCTGTTCGCAGTGGCGTAGCGTTCGATGAAATCGTTGGTCGCTTCTAATAAATAGACTAGAATAAAGTCAGGAGAACACAATGGCTTTTAATGTATCTCAATTTCGTGCAAACATGCAGTTCGATGGAGCACGCCCTAATCTGTTTGAAGTGGAAATGGTGTTCCCATCATTTTCACTTCCTGGTGGTGCGTCTAGAAAGTTTAATTTCGTTTGTAAAACTGCGCAAATCCCAGGGTCAACAGTAGGTATTGTTCCTGTACAATACTTTGGACGTGAAATTAAGTTTGCTGGTAATCGTACTTTTGCTGATTGGACAGTAAACGTTCTAAATGATGAAGACTTTGTTGTCCGCAATGCGCTAGAACGTTGGATGAATGGTATTAATTCTCACAGATTTAATACTCGCCAAGCCAGCGCTGCAAACCCAGCTTCCTACTCTGCTGATGCTGTTGTACGACACTATGGTAAAACTGGAAATGTAATTAAAACTTACAGATTCATCGGTTTGTTTCCAAACGATCTTGCTCCGATTGACCTAGATTGGGGCAACAATGACTCTATCGAAGAGTATTCAGTGACATTTGCATATCAGTGGTGGGAAGCAGCAGCCGAATCAGTGGTTTAATTTTGAACATTTCTTTTATCATGGAGTCAACTTATGGCAACAATTAGCCTATTTGGTTGGGAAATCGTCCGCAGAAAAGAATCTACGGACGTCCAACCTGCCATTACAGCCCCAACATCTGATGACGGTGCAATAGCAATCACCGCTGGTGGCTATTTCGGCACGTATCTTGATCTAGAACAAGCATACAAATCTGAAAACGATCTCATTACTCGCTATCGCGAAATGTCAATGCAACCAGAACTTGAGTCTGCAATTGATGACATTGTCAATGAATCAGTTGTTCATGATGTGACAGGTAAATCAGTCACAATTATTCTTGATGATCTAGAACAACCAGACAACATCAAAGATATGATTCGTGTTGAGTTCGATAATGTTCTCAAACTTCTAAACTTCAGCAACGAAGGTAATGATATTTTCCGTCGTTGGTATATCGACGGCAGATTGTATTATCAAGTATTGATTGATCAAAAGCAAGCAAAACTTGGCATTCAGTCTCTCGTTTACATTGATCCTCGCAAGATCAAAAAAGTGCGCAATGTTCTTAAGAAAAAAGACCCAAGAACTGGCGTTGAAGTTGTGACAGGAACACAAGAGTTTTATGTCTACAATGATAAAGCAACGACACTTGGTCAAACAACAATCGCATCACCAACAGATGCTGGAATTAAAATTTCAACAGACGCAGTTGTAAATATCAACTCTGGTTTGATGGATCCAAAGAAACAAGTTGTCTTGTCGCACCTACACAAAGCAATCAAGCCACTCAATCAGTTGCGCATGGTTGAAGATGCTGTTGTGATCTATCGTTTGAGTCGTGCGCCAGAACGTCGTGTGTTCTATATTGATGTTGGTAACATGCCGAAAATTAAGTCAGAGCAATACTTGCGCGACATTATGACAAAGTTTCGTAACAAAGTTGTATATGACTCTGTTACAGGTGAAGTCAAAGACGATCGTAAGTTCATGTCAATGATGGAAGACTTCTGGATTCCACGTCGCGGTGAAGGTAAGTCCACAGAGATCACAACTCTCCCATCAGGTCAAAATCTTGGCGAATTGGCTGACGTCCAGTATTTCGAAAAGAAATTATACAAATCATTGAACGTTCCAGTTTCTCGTCTCGAATCGCAAACTGGATTTACGTTGGGGCGTGCTGCTGAGATCACACGCGATGAATTGAAATTTAACAAGTTTATTGAACGCCTCCGCGCTAAATTCACTTTGTTATTCGATGAATTAATGGAACGTCAACTTGCACTCAAGGGTGTCTGCTCTGTTGAAGAGTGGCAAGAATTAAAAGAAAAGATTCACTATGATTTCTTGAAAGATAACAACTTCTCAGAACTCAAAGAATCAGAACTCATGACTTCTCGCTTGCAGTTGATGCAGCTCATTGATCCATATGTTGGAGTGTACTTCTCATGGATTAAGAAAAAAGTTTTACAACTTAATGAAGATGAATCCGAGAAAATGGAAGAAGAAATTGCAGCAGAAGTTGCAGATGAGCCAACGCAGCCTATTGGTGTTGGTCAACCAATGCAACAACCAGCTGGCAGCGTTGGAGTTACCAGCTCTTCACCTAACGATTTAAATACAATGTTTAAATCAGAATTATCTAAATAATTGGAGTTAATATGGAAACGGTAGATTTAGTATCAGCAGTGATTGCAGGCGACAGAGAAGCAGCAAAAGCAGCATTCGACGCTCAAGTTGCTGCAAAGATGACAGATGCTCTTGAATTAAAGAAAGTTGAAATTGCAACATCCCTACTCACACCAAAAGAAGAAACAGTAGATGAACCTACAGAATCTCAAGAAGAAGTTGATGGAACAGCAAACGCAGATGCAACAGCAGAAGCCGAAGCAGCCACAACCGCAGAATCCGAGTAATCTAGCAAACGTTGCTCGTCTTGTTAGAAGGGGACTTCTCCCTTCTTCGGATTTGCCAACGTTAAAAATGGCAATGATCAACAGTCAACGTAAGGGTGATGTTGCAAAGTTACCAAAGAATCAGCGCGATGTTCTTCAGCGTTATAATGCAGCATTATCAAGCGCAGCATATGGATCACAAGGCTCATACGCTGCTGTTGCAAAAAACGTAGCAAAAGAAGATTTCGAAATCTCTAGAACAGAATATATCACTGAAGCATCACTAGGTTCTGATCCACCAATGATGCTCGTTCTAAAAAGAACAGGTGTTCGTATTTTCCCAGATGGAAAGCGTGTGGCATTGTATAAGAATGATAAACTTAATTTGTCATTCACAATTCCATATAGCAGCGTAGGTCCAGAACAAGAACTTGTTGGTGTATCAGAAGAAGTTGGAGATGTAATGGAAAGTCTTGAACAAGTTGCAAAATTTGCTCAACAAGATAACGTTACATCGAATTCTAGACACTTTAAATTTGCCGATGGTTCAAAATTAAAAGTCAGTCACGGTGCAGCAAAAGCCATTCATATGGTGCACGGTGCATTAAATCCAGAGAATCAAAAGAAATTTGCTGATATGCTTACAACGCCAAAAGGTTTTGAAAAAGCAGCACACTTTGCATTGAGTAAAGTCCAATTCACTATTGGTGGAAAATGAGTTTAATTTCAGAAACAGTAAGACAAATTATTGCTGAAGCAAATGTCCAGAAAATGGGCAGAAAGAAACTCATTCGTGCACGTGTTCGCGGTGGTAAAGTTCAACGTCGCAAAGTTGTTTCAGCTGTAAAAGGTTATACAATTCGTGGTGGCAAACTCACACGCATGACATCCGCTGAAAGAATGAGAAGAAGAATTTCTCAGCGTAAAGCAAAGATTAAAAGAAAGGCAAAGTCAGCACGTGCTCTTATTAAAAGAAAGCGTTCAATTAGAAAACGCAAATCACTGGGGTTAAAATAAATGAAACTCATCACAGAAACAATTGAATCAGTAAAAGTATTGACTGAAGAAAAGAATGGCGTTAAGTCACTCTTTATTCAAGGTCCATTCCTTGTTGCTGAAAAAGTTAATCGAAACGGTCGTATGTATAAGACTGATACTCTTGCAAAAGAAGTTGGTCGCTACAATGAAGAGTATGTGCAAAAGAATCGCGCATTTGGTGAGTTGGGTCATCCAGATTCACCATCAATCAATTTAGATCGTGTTTCTCACCTTATTACAAGCCTAAAACAAGAAGGAAATGTTTTTGTTGGTAAGGCAAAAATTCTTGAAACACCAATGGGTAAAATCGCCAAGTCTCTAATGGAAGGCGGTGCTACTCTTGGTGTATCGTCACGTGGCATGGGTTCACTTAAAGAAGTAGGTGGTGTCAACGTGGTGCAAGACGATTATTATCTAGCCACAGCGGCAGATATCGTGGCGGATCCATCCGCACCAGGTGCTTTCGTTCAAGGTATTATGGAAGGTAAAGAGTGGGTTTGGGACAATGGTAAGGTGAAAGAAATCGATATTAATGAATACTATAACCAAATTAAGAATGCAAAGCAAAAGCAAATTGATGAGATCTCATTGAAAATCTTTGAGAACTTCTTGTCAAAACTTTAAATTTTATAAATAATATTACCTCTTTAGGAGTTTACTACAATGTCAAAGTCACTATCAGAATCTGCTGCTGAAATTCTAAAAGCCTCACTATCATCTGCAGGCAAGGAACCAGCTGCAAAATTGCCAGCTGAAGAAGAAGATCTAGGCGGCGCAACAGTAACAGACCCAGCTGGCGGCGACGTCGGTAAGAAAGCAGCTGCTGGTGTTAAAGAAGCACCAAAGCCAACACCAAAAGGTGATGCAAAGGCTGCTAAGACTCATGCAATGGAAGAAACAGAAGCCTCTGCAGAAGAAATCGTAGCAGAAGAATCAGAAGAAGCAATTGAAGAAGTTGCTGAAATTTCTGAAGAAGAAATTGCAGAAGCAAAGAAAGACATGATGAAGAAAATGGTTGCTAAGCACAAGGGATCAATGAAGGAAGATGTTGATGCGCTATTCAATGGCGAATCTCTTTCTGAAGATTTCCGCACAAAAGCAACAACAATCTTCGAAGCAGCTGTTCAATCACGTGTTGAGAAGATCGTTGAAGATGTCATTTCTGACAACGACGAAGTTCTTTCCGAAGCATATGAGCAGATCAAGTCTGAACTCTCAGAGCAAGTCGATGAGTATCTAAACTATGTCGTTGAGCAATGGATGACAGAAAATGCTGTTGCCATTGAAACAGGTCTACGTGCAGAACTCGTTGATGACTTCATCTCTGGACTCAAGAATCTCTTCGCAGAACACTATATTGAAATTCCAGAAGAGAAAGTTGACGTTGCAGAAGAACTTGCAGTTCGCGTCACAGAACTTGAAGAAGCTGCAGAAGCACGTAATGTAGAAGTTGCTTCACTAACAGAACAACTCAATGTTGCAAAGAGACACGAAGCAATCCGTAAGGTTTGCGAAGGTCTAACTGAAGTGCAGATTGAGAAAATGAAATCGCTCGCAGAGGGCGTGGAGTTCACCTCAGAGGGTGAGTTTAATAATAAGCTCGCAGTATTACGCGAGAACTACTTCCCAGCAAAAACAAATTTGACAAGTGAGGTAAAGGTTGCCGAAGAGACGTCTGAGCCACAACCTGAAGTAGATACAACTGCTGTTATGAGTCGTTATGTAAGTGCAATCTCAAAGTCACTCCCAAAGTGACATAACTAGAACCACGGAGTATTAAAATGTATCTTAACGAAACACATGCAAAAAAGTGGGCTCCAGTTCTTGATCACCCAGAACTCCCAAAGATCTCTGATCCATACAAGCGCGCAGTAACTGCACTTGTATTGGAGAATCAAGAAAAAGCCATTCACGAAGAAGCTGCCAATATGGGTCGCTTGTTTGAAGCAACACCAGTAAACGTTGCTCCAACAGCACCAGGATCAGGCAACGTTCAAGGCTTCGATCCAATCCTAATCGGATTGGTCCGTCGCGCACTTCCAAACCTAATGGCATATGACATCTGCGGTGTGCAGCCAATGACAGGTCCAACAGGACTTATCTTTGCAATGCGCTCACGCTATGGTGCTATGAACGGTTCAGAAGCATTCTACGGTGAAGCAAACACAGTGCACGCTGGTACAGCAGCAAACACCTCACACATTGAAGCCACACTTACAGCCAACTTGGCTGCATGGACAACAGGCAACACTGGCGTAGGTATCGCAACTGCAACAGCTGAAACACTAAACATGGCAAATATGGCGTTCTCAATCGAGCGCGTATCTGTCACAGCAAAGACACGCGGTCTACAAGCATCCTACACAATGGAACTTGCACAAGACCTCAAGGCAATTCACGGTCTAGATGCAGAAACAGAATTGACAAACATTTTGTCAACAGAAATTCTTGCAGAAATCAACCGCGAAGTTGTTCGTACAGTCTATGCAACAGCAAACGTTGGTATCACTTCAGTATCAAACCCATCATTCAACTTGTCAAGCAATGCAGACACAAGTGGACGTTGGCAGGTTGAGAAGTACAAGTCACTTCTCTTCCGTATTGAACAAGCTGCTAACAAGATTGCCAAGGACACACGTCGCGGCAAGGGAAATATACTCATCGTTTCAACCGATGTTGCATCAGCCCTAGCAATGACAGGTCTTCTTGACTACAACTCAGCTCTCTCAAACAACACAAACCTAACAGTTGACGATACAGGCAACACCTTCGCAGGTACGCTATTCGGACGCTTGAAGGTCTACGTTGATCCATATTCTGTCGCAGGATATGACTACGCTGTTGTTGGTTATAAGGGTTCATCTCCTTATGACGCTGGATTGTTCTACTGCCCATATGTACCACTACAGATGGTCCGTGCAATTGATCCAGACAACTATCAACCAAAGGTTGGATTTAAGACACGCTACGGCATGGTTTCAAATCCATTCGCTGGTGGTACAAATACTTCACTCGCTGGTGCAATCACCACGAACACGAACGTATACTACCGTAAGTTTGAGATCCTCAACGTAAATCAATAATTTGCCAAACTTATAAAAATAATAAGGCAATGTGACTCGGGGGGAGCAGAAATGCTCCCCCTTTTTATTTCCCTAAATAAAATGGGTGATATAGGAAACTGAAATGACAGCACTCACACGCAATCCAAGCAATCTAAGTTTATTACAAAGCACCAAATTCCGATTGGTATTTGATCGTCTTCCTGCAGTAACTTACTTCTGTCAATCTGCAAATCTTCCAGGAGTTTCTCTTACTGAGGTTCCAAGATATACGCCATTCGTAGAATTGTATCATCCAGGCGAGAAACTGATGTATGATACATTTAATGTTACGTTTCTTGTTGATGAAGATTTGCGCAGCTGGCGAGAGATTCATGATTGGATGAGAGGAATTACATTCCCAACAAATTTCGATGAATACAAAAATTTGTCTAAGCGATTTCCAGGATCAACACTTCCAACATTCTCAAAAAATATTCCAGCATATTCTGATGCTTACATGACAATCTTTTCAAACCAAAACAACGCACAATTTCGCGTTAAATTGATTGACATGTTTCCTGTTAATCTTGGTTCTATTTTGTTTAACTCAACTGATTCAGCCGAGAATACAATTGTCAGCGACGCGACATTCCGTTTCTCTTATTATGAT